CCTCAATATTAAGACGTGAACCGGCGTATTTAGCAAATATTACCCAATCGTTTTTCTTGCACCATGCACCATTTGGAAAACGACTTTCATCGTTATATGCATCTGGTCCTACTTTTAATACAAGTCCAACATTAGCTGCGATTTGTGTTTCTTGCACTGTTTTATCAGACAGAATAACACCACCTTTAGTTTTGCCTTTACCTTGATGAGGTAAAATTAAAATTCTCCAACCTGTTGGTTCTGGTAATTTAGCTTCTTCTTTTTTCTTCTTTTCTTTTTTTACTTGTTTAGCACGCGCTTTTGCAACGTGTGTTGGTAAAATTAAGTTAGTCATTTTGCTCCTGTTTCTTTAGCAGGTCCGAGAGTTCCTGTTCGATATAGTTTAGAGTATCAAGTTGACCTAAATGATTTTGATAATCATTCCAATCTTTTACTTGATTGTTTAGAATTATCTCATTTATTTGTGTTTGTCTAGTCCTAATTACTCTAAATAGCTTCTCAGCTAAATATATTGCATCCATTTATTTCTTTTTTAATAATCCCATTGCACCTTTTCCAGCCTTAATGCCAAAGCTTGCTGAGCAAGCGATATATAAAAGATGTTTGTAGTAATCCGGAAGTGATTGCAAGGCAACAAAGCCTGCATGAATATGTTCCGTCATTCCGGGGAAAAAAACTAATGTCGCTGGAGCAAGTAAGCAAATTAAAATTAGCTCATCTTTCCAGCTCCCCTTCATTTGATCTACCGCCGATGCTTCCCATGCCACTTTTCCGGCGATCTGATCTTGTTTTAATTTAGTTGCTGCTTTAACTTCTGTTACTTTTAATTCTGCTTTAGCCTTTTTGGTTTCAACGAAACCCTTGACGCCGTCAGCGACGACGCCAAGTAAAGGTTTAGCTAAGAGTTGCCAGACCATAAGTCTAAGCTCCCCCTCCACCGATTTGACTGATTACAACAATCACTATAATAGCTACAATGCCTGCTTTAATCCAGTCTTTCATTTTCCAGTCCGACCATTCTTTCAAATGTGCCCATAAGTCTTTAACTAAGTTCATTTTTCCTCCTAGTGTTCAGTCAAATCAAAATCTGGTTCAAATTCGACTACTTTTATTGGATCTAAAATCTCCTCAAGTTTTTGTAATGCATCTTTTACATCATGTTCGCAATTTAAGCAACCACAATGGCATTTACCGCCATTACCATGGTGACATTCATGTTCACAATGTCTGCAACCAGCCATTAATGTATTGTCTCCTTTTTATATACGTGGTTCTCTAAATCTTGTGCAAATGCATAAAACATATCTGAGGTTTGTTCTGGTCCCAATATATCTAGATAAATTGTTTTTGCTACAACTAACAATGACGCACTTAATGCCATTGGGTCTTGCTGATGTTGATCAGCAAAAGCAAACACTTCATCTAAAATCTGTTTAGGTTTATTATTTTTTTCGTTTTTTAACAACTTTTTTCCTTTTTTTAGCAATGTAACCCCCATCTTTTGCCATGTATGTTGGCACTGTAGCACCTTTTTTCAACATTTGCGATATTTTTCTTGAACTTACAGGTGTTGTACCGGGTTGTCTTCTATATTTTCTCTTTAATTTTCTTATTATGTCTTTACTTAGTGCCACGTTGCCCCCTTTGTCCTGCTAAAGTTACTTCTGCTCTAAGATCTGCTTGATCTTCTTGGCTTTGTAGCTTTTCTTTGTCCATATTATCCTTTTGTGCTAATTTTTCACCTTCAAAATTAAGTTTTTCTGCATCTAAGTCAAGTTTTTGTTCTGCAATGTTTTTATTTTGCTGAATTTCTTGTGCACGAAGATTAAGTTCTTGTTGTTTTAAGTCAATAAGTGGATCAGAATCTTTTTGACCAAGATATTCTTGCTCTTCTGCCACTAATTCTTCTGTCATTGTTACAATTCTCTCCGCAATTTCTGTTTCATTTTGCATTTGAAACTGTTGCATTAGTTCTGGTGGTACTTGTCCACCAAATTGTTCTGCTTGTTCCTGCATAACTTGTGCATTTTTAGCTGTTATCTCTTCTCTTGCCATCATTGCAATGTGTTCAGATATATGAGATTGCAATATGCCCATTGTTGGTGGATTATTCGCTACCAAAAATGAACTCATAAAGGCTTGGTGTGCATTTATATGCGCTGCATGGTTCTGTCCTTGAAATGCTTGTAGCTTCATCATCTGTAAAGCTTTTGAATTTTCCATTCCGGGATCTTCTGGTTGTGGTTGTTGAGGAGGAGGAAGTAACATGTCAATATCTCTTACACCTAGTGCTTCATACATACGTCTGTACGCTTCATGCATATTGTGCATTTGCGGATTTGATGTAGCCATTTGCATTTGTGTTTGTGCTAAAGTAACGCGCTGCGCCATAGAAAAAATGTTTGGATCAGACACTGGGAGTATATCGACGCGTTCATCAAAGTCTTGTTGTTTGATAATTCTATTTCCGCCTCTAACAGCATAAGGATACTCAGCAGGTAAACTTTCTGCAAATACTCTTGATAATAATTTAAATT